CCGGGACGCCGGTAGCCACAGTCGCTGGGGAGAGGATGCGGCGCTCCTGGGGGGTGAGTTCGACTGCACCAGTCGCCCGGGGCTGCTGGCGGAAGGTGCGGCTCCGGGCGAAGGGGCCCATCGTGTCCGCCTCCTGCTCGACGAGCTCCAGCTCCTCGCCCGTGATGCGCCGGCGGACGATGTTGCAGGTGATGCGGTTGGCCTCGAGCAGGAGGTCCGGGTCGACCGCCGCCCGGGCCTCGAGGTCGGGGAACTCGCGGCGGAGGTCCCGGTCGACGTCGGCCAGGATCAGCTCGGCCTTGGCCAGCTCGTCCGGAACGAGGGTGCGCCAGCGATTCTGCAGGTCGTCGGTGTCTGCGAACACGCTGGCGCTCCCTTCGCTCTCAGGCCTGGCCGGCCTCGGTGATCTTGCTGCGGATGCCGTCCTCGGTCGTGGCCCGGCCGAGGTCGATGCCGTGCGCCGCGGCGTAGGCCTTGAGCCCGTCCACGTCGAGACCGTCGAGCGGGTCCACGATGGTGACCGGCACCTCCACCTGCACCACCTCGGGCACGTCGATCTCGGCCACCAGGCCGATCGCGACGAGCCGCTCCTTCTCCTGCTGGGAGACGCCGTCGGGAAGGACGGCACCCTGGTAGAAGTAGCCCTCGCCGGTGTCGCTGGCGACCTTCGCGACGACGCAGCCGGCGGTCACCCGGTACTGGCTGCCCATCAGAGGCCCGTGTTCGTGATGCGGATGCCGGCCGACGGCCGGGTGACGACGGGGACGGTGACGCGCCGAGCTCGCGGCTCGTACCCGTCACGGCCCTGCAGACGGTCGCTGGCGATCTCGACGGCGCCGGCCTTGGCGAACTCGGGGCTGACGATGTTCTCGTCGGCCATCCCTCCGAGCTGGCCCCTGTCGACCATGAAGGGGTCGGTGAAGGGGACGTTGGGGCTGGTCACCCAGGTGAGTCCGAGGACGTTCGGCCACTCGCCGGTGGTGAGCGGGTTGCCGTTCTCGCGGGGCAGCAGCCCGGCCAGCAGCAGCTCGGCCATGGCCTGCTCGAACTGGTCCTCGCTGAGGATGATGTCGGTCGGCTGCAGCCCCAGCTTGAGCGCGGACACCTGCGCCTTGGCCCGCCGGACCGAGGTGACGATGCCCCGGGCGGCGCTCGCGCCGGTCCAGGCCGACGGGGAAGCGAAGGTCGCGGTGACCTTCGACGCGATCACGCCGAGGGCGATGGAGTCGACCTGCTTGACGATGGCGTTGCCGAGGTAGGTCAGCGCGTCGTTGAGCGGGTTGATCAGCATGCGGCTGATCTCCTCGTCGAAGACGTGCGTGGCGATGCCGCGCTTGAGGGTCTGCGCGATCGCCAGCTGGCCGGAGTCCATCTGGGTGAGCGGGTACTGCCCGCCCGGGCCGACGGCCTCGGGGACGTCCTTGGGGTAGATGTCCAGGTCGCTGGCGGGGTAGGCGATCGCGCCGCCGACGGCGGCGTACCGGCCGGTGAGGAGGTAGTCGGCGATGAACTTCTCGTCGACGATGTCCTTGAAGCGCCGCGCCAGGAGCGTCGGGGACTTCATCAGGTGGTGCACCTGGAGCGCGGTGAGGCTCGTGTCGAGCCCCGCGGGGGTGCCGGAGTAGGTGTACATGTGCCCTTCCTCAGCGGTTCTGCTGGACCTCGACCTGGGCACCGTCAGCGACGGACTCCAGGGCGATCCCCACGGGGTTGGTGGTGCCGGTCGCGGTGACCTTGCCGTCGGCGGCGGTGTAGACCTTCGCCGCGGCGACGATCGCGCCGGAGGCGACCGGGCGCTGGATGCCGCCGACCGAGACGGTGACGGGCTGGCCGGACTTGGCGTCGTGCATCGCGACCCCGAGGACCGCGGCCGAGTCGGCGCCGGCGTGGGCGACGGTCTTGGAGCCGGTGACCGCGACGTACCGGCCGCCGATCACGTCCGCGGAGGTGATGCGGGTCAGGGACTGCTTGGTGTCGACCTTGGGGAGGTAGTTGGGCACCTCAGGCCTCCTTCGTCTTCGTGGGCCAGACCTTGGCGTAGATCGCCTCGCCGTCGTCGTCTCCGGCCTCGTCGACGCCGCCGGTGTAGCCCTTGGCCTCCACGGGGACGGCGTTCTTGGCCAGGCTGGCGAGCAGGTCGGTGCTGTGGGTGGTGCCGTGCTCGTCGTCGTGGGCGAGGGAGTCGCGCCACTTCTGGGCGCTCGCCGCGGTGATGCGGCCGTCGGCGAGGGCGGCGCGGACCTTGTCCTCCCGGGCGGCCGCGAGCTGCTCCTGTCGGGCGGCTCGACCCTGAGCGGCGTCGGTCTGCAGCTGGTCGAGCTGGGTCTGGTCGATGGCGACGACCCCCTCGGGCAGCTTGGTCTTGGTCTCGGTCTGCTCCGCGAGCGCCTCGTCGAGGGCGGCGATGGTGCCGCTCTCGTCCAGGTCGGCCTTGACGCCGAGTCGCTCACGCACGCTCGAGAGGAACTTGTCCGACATGGAGTCGGCCTCCTTCTGTGAGGTGGTGATGGGTTCCGCCGGCGTCGCCGGAGGCATGTGGGGTGCGGGCGCCTTCTCACGGCCCGCGTAGGCGAAGATCGACAGGTCAAAGGCCGAGGTCGCGGCCTTGCCCTCGCTGTCCTCGGTCGCCTTGTCGACGGCGTCCGCCAGACCGGCCGTGACGGCCTCGTCAGCGGTGTACCAGGTCTCGGCGAGCATGGTCTGGCGCCACTCGTCCCGGGTGCCGCCGGCGTGCTGGGCGTAGGTGTCAGCGATCGAGTCGCTGATCTTGTCGAGGATCTCGGCCGTCTTAGCCATGTCAGCGGCTTGGCCGTAGCAGAGGCCGCTGGCGTCGTGGACCATCAGCTGGGAGCCGACGGCCATGGTGATGGTGTCGCCCGCCATCGCGATGATTGAGGCAGCGGAGGCGGCCAGGCCGTCGACCACGACGTGCACGTCGGCGTCGTGCTGCCGGAGCGCGTTGTAGATGGCGATGCCGTCGAACGCGATGCCGCCCGGGGAGTTGAGGTGGACCTCGATCTCGCCGGCGTCGAGGGCGTTGATGCGGTCGGCGAGGGTGGCGGCGTCGAGGCCGTCCCACCAGTCGCCGATGACGCCGTAGATCTGAACGCGCGCCTTGGCAGAGCCGTCGGCCTTGGCGGTGACCGCGACCTCGTAGCGGCCGTCGGGCTCCTTGGCGAACAGCGCCTGCTGGGCCTGGCGGGCCAGGGCCTCGGGGGTCTTCTTGCTCACGCAGCCTCCTCGGTGGTGGTGGTCTTCTGGCGGCGGGTGAGCAGGTCAGCGGCGGGGAGCCGGTACATGGTGCGGATGTGCTGCTCGAGGGTCTCGTCGGGCGAGAGCACTCGGGCGTCAACGAGGGCGCGTGCTGTGTCGCCGTTGATAGCGTGGCTGGCGCCGATCTCGTCGAAGGTGATGCGGGGCGCTGGTTCGTTGGGGCCGTAGTTGACGTCGACGAGGTCCTCGACGACGTGCTGGGTGGCGGTGTCTGCGGTCTGCTCGCCGGTGGTCTGAAGGCTCTGGACGAAGAAGTCCGCGAAGGTGTCGCCGAGGGCGTAGGAGCCGGTCGAGTTGTCGCCGCCGAGGTTGAGGAAGTTGGCGAGCACGGCGCGAGCGATCTGCTCGTCCTGGTAGCGGATGAAGGGATCGGAGTCGGGGAGCTTGCCCGTGACGCCCTGCAGGGCGAGCGTGGCCCCGTGAGGCATGGCCCCGCCCGCGTTCTTGCCGCCCCGGACGTTCGTGGCCAGCTTCAGGCCCGCTGCGAGCTGCTTGGTCTCCCACGCCTCGATCTCGTCGGGGCCGTCCATCCCGTCTGGCACGGGCGGGCCCTGGAACAGGGGGACGCCCATCCCGTTCCGCTCGATCGTCAGCGCCCAGGTCCGCAGGGCTGGGTCCTTCAGCAGCCAGTTCTTGTAGGCCGGCCGCAGCAGGGACTGGCCGAGCCAGTTGCCGCCCTCGCGGTCGTTGACGTAGGCGACGAGCCGGGACACCTCGATCAGGTCCTGGTCCTTCATCCCTGCCTGGTGGATGCCGACCAGACCCCCGTCGGCGGCGACCTCGATCCGGTCGAGCGTCTTCGGAGGCCGCCAGGCGAGCTTGCGGAGGTGGTAGCGGTCCTGGGCGGGGTCCGGCCGGTAGACCTGCTCGAAGAACGAGTGGCCGAAGACCAGCATGAGCAGCGCGAGCCGTAGGTGCTCGGCCCAGGAGAAGCGGTCCCTGGTGCGCGGTGGTGGTGTGCGGGCTGGCTGGCCGGCCAGCGGGAGCCCGAGCTCGTCAGCGACGAAGGCAGCAACCTCGGGGCTGGCGCCGGCCTGGTCAACGCGCCAGGTGGTGCGCCGGATCGGCAGGGTGACGGCGCGGAGCACGGAGATGACCTGGGCGTCCTGCCGGCGCATCCGGTCGTAGACGTCGATCGACTTCGGCCAGACCAGCTCGGGGGTGTCCTCACTGAGGAAGGCCGACCACCAGGACTGACCGTTGGCGTAGCCCTGCTCTGTGACGGGGACCGACTCGGCCACGGGCCCTCCCGGTCATCTCGACGTGTGCGATGAGTCAGAAGCCGACCGTGGCCAGCTCGTGCTGTTGAACGTCCAGCTCCTCGACCGCCTGCGGCAGCGGCGGGGG